AAAAACGCAAACCGATGTTCTATGCGATTTAAAATATGTTAAGCAACAACAATTGAGATTACAAATAATGCAGTTGATTGACCACTCTCCCGAAATGTATGAAACTATTGAAAAGCTATATAAAGAATATAAGACTAATGGTGGAAACTCTTATTTAGACATAAAGTATTCAGATTATATTACAAAAAACAAAACTGAAGAATCTATTAAAAAAACGAATAAAAAACAAGCTAAAAAATAATGGCAACTATAAGTATCAGAAACTTTTTTAACAAATTCAGAAGGCAAAATTCATATTGGTATTTTACGAATAAGGATTTTGATGTTTGTGAAAAATTCGATGAAAATTTCTCAATCCTTTGGGGAAGGGGTTTTTATGAAATTTTCAACCCTATTGATATTTGTGCCGACAAAGTTTGTAACCTTAAATATATAAAAGTTGATGACAACGGAAAAATTATTGAATTTAATAATTTTGAAAAGGTTTTTATGCGAAAAGTGAATGATATTACAACATTTTCGCAATTTATTTATAATTATGCGTTCAATTATATGGCAAGTGGAAACGCATTTGTTCACTTTCTTAAAACAGGAAATTATATTTCCTATGCAAATGTTTTAAATACAGACCTCGTATTCCCAGATTATACAAATAATAATGGAGGTCTTATTGTTTCAAAAGATAATAATATTAAAGGTTATTTATATAATGATTACTTTATATCAAAAAAAGATGTTTTTTATTCTTGTTATTTACCGCAAACCTTTAATAATGAAACAAAATTTGGCACAAGTCCGTTAAAAATTGTTGAAAGAAACATAAATTTACTATCCGCAGTCTATATGGCACGTTGGAATGTTTATAATAACAACGGGATGGCAGGAATTATTACAAAAAAAGCAGCAAATGAAAACGCTTTTGATATGGCTCTTGACCCTGTTACTCAACAAAGTATTGCTACTGAATTATTCAAGGAATACAATATATCTAAATTAAATAATATCAAAGGAATTTCAAGTGTTCCGTTGGAATTTATAAAAACGTTAGCTACAATTAGCGAATTAGAGCCTTTTCGAGAAGTACAAGCTGATAGTATTGCAATTGCAGCTGTTTATGGAGTAAAAAAAGAATTATTAGGTCGTGAAACTGATACAACTTTCAATAATCAAAGAGATGCCGAGAGATTTCTTTGGCAAAATACAATAAAAAGTGTAGCGTTTGACGCTTCCGAGATGTTAGAAAGTCTATTTTCTCTTAAACCGAATGAGCATATTATACCAGATTTTTCTAATATTGAAGTTTTGCAAGACGATGAAAGCACAAGGATTAAGACTTTATCTGAAAAAATTGATGTTTATGCAAAAATAAAGGAAATGACGGGGGTTGATTATAATGATAAAATTATAGAAATATCAAAAAATATTTAAAATGGAAAAGACAGAAAAATTTACCTATTTAAAAATAAGGGAAGCAAAATTAACAGAAAATAAAAACATCTATGTTGTAGAGGGTTATGCTACAACATGGAATAACGAATATCCCGTATTTGATTGGATAGAAGATTTTGGATATATCGAATTTTATGAGAGTTTTGAACGTGGTGCATTTGCAAAGTCTATTAATGCAAGGGCGGGGAAAGAAAAGAAAAATTCAATAAAAATGTTATATCAGCACGATAGAAAGCAAGTTTTAGGCACTCCTACATTGGAAGAGGATGAGATTGGATTAAAATTTCATTGTGAAATTTCAAAAGATATATCTTACGCCAAAGATGCTATTGCATTGATAGAAAACGAAGATTTACGACAAATATCTATCGGATTTTCTGAAAATACATACACTATTGAAAGAAAAGATAATGATGAGTTACATTTGAAACACACAGACGTATATTTGCACGAATTTTCACTTGTAACATGGGGGGCAAATGAAGAGGCACTAATAATAAAAAACCGTTCAAATACAAACATTTTGAACACTATTAGAGAATTTGGAAAAGAAAAAATAATTGAAGTATTAAACGCTATGACGAATACGGATAATACAGAAAAAAATAAAGCCAAAGAGAATAAAGATGAAAAAGAAGCGATGACGAATCCTCAATTCAGATTTACGCCTTTGCAAAAAAAGAAAATAAAAATTTAATTTAAAAAAACTTAAAAAAATGGGAAAGATTGTAGAAAAATTAAGAGAAAAGTACCAAGTTGATGCTGAACAAACAGCATTAATTGACGCTATTGAAGTAGAATTTGAAAATTCTATTTCTGAAAGAACATCATCTATCGAGAGCCTGTTCAATGAATTTAAAGGAAAAACAGCAGACATTGAAACTATTAACGCATTGCGTAATGAAATTGAAGCTCTCAAAACAGATAATGGTTCAGAAAAAATTGAATCATTGAGAGAATCATTAAGAAAGAATTTTAATGAAATTCAAAACGCAATCAGAACGAAAAAACCTTTCGAGGTTAAAGTTAAAATGAATCGAGCAGCTGCTTTAATGACAGTTGCAAACACAATGACCGCAGATTTGAAAAAATCTTATGCAGTTGATGGTGGTTGGGATGCCATTCGCTATCCTGATAATTTTATTATTGATGTTATCGGCGGCATTGAGGTTGACGTTGTTCCTTCAATTAAGAAGAAGAAACTTGAAAAATCAGTAGAAGGGAATGCAACTCTTGTACAACCATCTGGTTTAAAACCTCTTATTTCAACAGGAATGGATGTTGCTTATTTTGAAAAAATAAAATATGCAGCATTATTTGAACTTGAAGAAGAAGTAAAATCCTATGAAGAAATTTATGCAAAAATTTTAGAATTGCTCAATGCACAGGTAATTAGAGATTACAAAGATGGCACATTTACATGGTTAAGTGGAATTGCCGCCCCTTATGTTTCATCAGCACTTACTCAAACTATGGTTCAGCCTACATTAGGTGCAGCCGTTTCCGCAATTGCTTTACAAATTGCTGCGTTAAATTTCAGCCCAGACGTTGCATACATGAACATTGCTGATATTGAAGTATCCAAATGGGAACAAGCACCTGACGGTCATTTCTTGATGCCACCCGTTGCAAATTTGGGAACTTCTTTGAAAGTTTATTCCGATAATTCAATTCCACAAGGAATGATACTTGTAGGAGATACAAGCACAGTTTCTGAAATGCACTCCGCACTCACAGTTCGTTTTGGTGGATATACCTCAACTGCAAAATTTGAGAATAATCAAGAAGCAGGAGTTATTGAAATATTCTCACTTCCATATTTGCTTACCAGAAACGTTGGAAGTTGGGTGTATAACGACATTACTTCTGTTCTTACAGATTTAGAAGCTCCAGCGGTTCCGTAATGAATAAAAAAAAATTAATAAAGTATAAAGTATAAATTTAAAAAATATTAAAATTATGATGCAAATTGAAAAAAAAGAGAAAAAAGGAACTCCGATTTCTTGGGATAAAGAAGATGATTTTATGATTGTCAATTTGAAAAGAAATGGGAAGGATGCGGTTGTTCATAAGGTTTTAGGTGAAAAACTTATTGCAAAAAAAAGAGCAACTGAAGTTAAAGGAAAAATTGTTAAACCTACTTTAAATTTTAAGTAAAATGGAAAAATATTGCAAAGATAATAACGTGCTTATTGGCACAAGAGGGTGTGATTTGACGGCACTTGACCCTGCCGCAATCATTTTTACCCCAAAACGTTTACCAACAGGTTTTCATACTGCATTTAGCACTGACCCAGTTGAAGCCATAAAAGTGTTGATTTATGGAGATTTGGCAACAGAAACAAAAGGTTGCCCTATTATCTATGACCAAACTTTAACTCCAACTGATAATTCAGAGGGAGCAGTTGTTGGCAGCTATGGTGCAGGATTTCAACACTACATTCGTGGCGGTAATATGATTTATCAATTTGATTTGCCGCAGAAATTCTGTAAAGCAAAAAAAATGATGGGTTTGAATAGTTGGGATGGTGGAGTTGTATTTCTCACGAAAGATAATCGAATTGTATTTGGAGATTATGTTAATGGGCAATATATTCCATTCCAATTGGTTACAAATTATGTTACTCCTAAAATGTTTGACAATAGAACAGACCCAACACTTATTTCTATTTACGTTAATTTGGGTGAACTTGATAATGTTTATCCTAAAATTTGGGTATCTGAAACTATTGATGATATTGTAACTCTTGACATGGAAGGAGTTATTGATGGAAAAATAAACATTTTGACCACATCATCAAGTTCGGTTACTTTGACCGTTGAAGATAGTTGTACGGGAGCAGACATAACGGCTGCAACTTATACAATTAACGGCGGGACAGAAGGGTATGTTATTGTTCAAATTAAACCAAATGGAACAAGAACAACTATAACAACCGGAGCTTATGCAAATGGTGTAATAACTGTTACAGGAACTTTTGCTGATTTGGATGTTTTAGAAATTTTAGCTGGGGTATCTTCGGCAGCTTTAGTTGATGCAGGAAACGATATTTGTTATTTTTATGCAAAAAGCGAACCTCTTGATGTTCCTTAATATTAATAATCTAAAATGTAAAAATGGGAGAGGGGCTTATCCCATCTCCCATTTTTAATATAAAATCTATGACAACAATTGGTGAGGCATTAGGGACTTTGGGTGATGTATTAATTGCGACTATGAATACGTTGCATGATATATTAATTGAAATTCCAAAACAAGTCAATGTTGATGTAGAGGAAGTTGAATTAGATTTAGGTGGTGAATATAGTATTTTTTTGGTTGAACAAAATAGTGTAGAATTTAATACAATTAATCGTGCAATATATGAACTTTTGCCAAATTTTAATGAAATAGTGCAAATATTACATAAAAGACAATTGCAGGGTTTAAACGTAAATAAAGATAAAATTGGGGAATATAGCCAAAAGGCGACAATTTCACGAGAAAAAGCAGAGGAAAAACTTGGTCGTGATTTGTCTCATATAGAATTTATTAATTCAAACGGAATTGAAGTTGTAAAATATAATTGGTTGAAATTTAATGAGGTAAGTAAAGTTGCAGGTTTTGGAAATGTAGATTTAAATTTTTCCAATAATTTACTTGAGGGTTACAATATAATTCGTATTGATGCTCAAAATTTAAGTGAGCGTGGAATAATAAGTGTTGAAGCGGATGGAGTATCATATTATCAGGAATTGGCAGATAAATACGGATATGGGGCTTTTGGGCTCACTTTGGAAGAGATTGGTATAACTAATCAGAAATTAGAAGAAAAGGTCGCAGAATTAACATTTAAGCTATTGTGGTATGGAAAATAGATTTGAGAAATTAAAAACAACAACAATAAAAGATTTTCGTATAAAATTTTTTGAACAATTTGAAAATAATTCTGAATTGATTAAAGAATTTAGTAAATTTACAAACTTAAATAATTCAATGAGTTTATACGATGATTTTATAAAATATTCTATTAAAATATTACAGCAAAGAATGTTTGATGAGCAAAAAATAGGGAAACGAGTAGGAAATATTAATATTTTGAAAGCGAGATTGAAACAAGCGGAAGTTAATTTAGAAAAATATTTGAAAGAGATTAAATCAAAAGAAAATAAAGAGCAATTTACGGAAATAGGATTTGTTGAATGGGTTGCATCAGTAAGTAAATATTATGGGTTTGAAATTAAAGGAGAAACTACAATGTTTGATTTTCTCGTTATGGCTAAGAAAATGAACAAAGATATAGATTTACAACAAAAGGAATTAGATAAATTTAAAAAAAGAAAATAATGGCAGAATCAAATAATTTACAAGGATTAGCAGGTAAAATTACAGAGATTTTTACATCCGCAACAAAAGGAGTTGAGGAAACTACAATTAAGTTGAACGGATTAAGCACCGCTTTGGAAAATCTTTCAAAAGTAAAAACAGATGATTTAGACAAATTTGCAAATAATCTTAAAGCTGTTATTAACTTTGAAAAGGAATATACGCAACTTGCGACTAAAAAAATAGAACTTGAAAAAATGTCGGCAGATGCTGAAAGAACATTAATTGCATTAAATGAAAAAAAGAATGAAGTTGCTAAGAAAAATAAAGCAACAGCAGAGGATTTAGCAATAATTACTGAAAAGAGTATAAAACAAAAACAAGTTGAATTAGAAGCGATAAAAGGAGTTTCCACCGTTATTGACGGACAAATTAAAAATACAAGGCAACTATTAATTGAAAAAGAAAAGATTAGTACAACAACAAAAGAACAAACTAATTTACTTAAAGCGGAAGCAGCAGTTGAAAAAGAAAGACAACGTGGATTAGAGGAAACCGCAGCAAAATATCAAATTGTAGGAAACTCAATGAGGGAATTAGAAGCACAAAATAAATCATTAAGGGAAATAACAAAATCGACAGATATTGTTGAAAATAGTGAAGAATTAGATAAATACAATGCAATTATTTCAGCAAACTCTTTTTTGATTAAAGCAAATTCCGATGCAGCAACACAGCAAGCATTAAATATTGGTAATTATAAATCCGCTTTGGAAGATAGTACTGATGGTGTAAAAACAAACGCACAGGCTTTAGATGAATTAAAAACAAAATACTTTGCAATCCAACAACAACTTTCGGCTGGAGGTGGATTAGATGCATTGCAAGGAGATATGGAAATGAGTAAAGATGAGTTTGAAGCATTGGAAGATGAATTACAAAAAGTCGCAAAAGAAATTTTAAACATTGAAAAAGCATCAAAAGGAATTAAGGTAGGGACTGAAAATACTGTAAGTTTTAGAACTAAAATGCGTGATTTGAGGGAAGAAATTTTATCAATGGAAATGCAAATGGCAAAAGGAGTTAAATTAACCGATGAACAAAAACAGAAATATAAAGAACTTAATAAGGAGTTAACCTTAATGACCGACCTACAAGGAGATGTTAATAAAAAAATGAGTACTCTATCTTCTGATACGTTGCCTTTTGATAAAGTTGTTACGTCTGTAAATATGGCGGCATCTGGTATGCAAATTTATACCGCTGCAATGAATTTGGCGGGTGTTTCTCAAAAAAGTTATGAAGAAACAATGAGAACGTTTGCCTCGTTGCAATCAATGATAAATGGATTAAATACTGTTGCTATGCAATTACAAGACGGAGCGACACTTTCCGTTATGCTAAATACCGCAGCACATAGCAAAAATATTGTAGTTAAAACGGCAGCAATAGCCGTTCAAAAAACACTAAACGCTGTAATTGCAGCATCTCCATATATTGCAATGGCAGCCGCTATAGCCGCAATTGTATATGAAATGGGTAAATATATCTATAATGCAAATGATATGGGTAAAATATCAAAAGATTTGGAAACAAAAATAAATGCCTTAAATTCGGCTCTTGAAAAATCTGTTGATAGTTATGCGGAAACTGTTACAAAAATAAGCAATTATAGATTGGCAATGGAAAGCACGACAATAAGTGCAAAAGGCGAAAAAAACGTTATGGATGCTTTGAATGAAACATTGAAAGATAGTGGAATACATTTTGAAACAATACAAGAGGCAAAACAATGGTTGGAAGATCATTCAGATGCCTATATAATGACTTTACAAAGGGAAGCTATGGCAACCGCTCTTTTTTCGTTACAAACAGAGGATTTAAAAACAGCATTAAAAGATTTACAAACAGGATTTGATGATTTTAAAGAATTAACTTTTGGAGAAAAAATAGGTGGGTTTTTCAAAATGTTTGGTGGAAAAGTTGAAATGAATATACAAGAATTTGCCGATATGACACAACGCTCACTAAACTTAATGACAAAGGGAAAAAACTCTTTTAATGATGTAATAAAATTGCTTGAAAGAGCGTCAATAGGCGAGGCAAAAAAAATTGTTGACCCTTTTATTTATCAATTAAAAAGAATGAAAGATGAGGGCAAATTAACAGAAGAAGAAATTTCTAAAATTAATACTGAATGGGTTATGCAAGTTGCAACACAAGGTGCAATGAATAACGCTTTAAACAAAAATGAAGATGTTGTAAAAAATCTTTTAGGAACGTGGGCTGAATATTTAACAACAACAGAAAAAGTCGTAAAAGGGGATAAAACAAAAGAATGGACTAAAAACTTGAAATTTATTACCGAAGATGTTTCAAAATTATACAAAATTTTTGCAGATGAAAGCAAAAAAATTGCAGAAACGTGGAATGAAATGTTGGGAATGGGAATGAAAGAAAGCGATTTTTTAGACTACAATTTATTTCAACAATTATCCGGACAAATTATTGAGGAATTTGAACAATTAAGTTTAAGCGTTCAAACGTTTAGTGGCGAAAATTCAGAATACTTTAATTCTCTTATCCGTGTTAGTGGGCAATATGCAACAACTATGAGTAATATTGAACAACTGACAGGGGTTGAAAGATTGAAAAAACTACAATCTTTACAAGAAGAAGTTTTGGCTGAATATACAAAAGGGGAAAACGCCCTATTGAAGTTGAAAAAAGACAATAACGATGAACTAAAAAGACTTCAAGAAACGTATGTCGCAACAACAGATAAGGAAGAAGCAAGGGCGATTGAAGAAAAGGTTAAGCAAATTCAAAAGGAACAAGATAAAATTAATCAATCTCTAACGAATATTGAAAAAACACGTCTTGAACACCAAAAAACTGTAAATGAAATTCAACAATTAGAAAGTGATATTCATATTCAAATTGTTGAACAAGAAATTGAAAGGGAAAGATTATTAAGGGATGTTCAAAATGAGGACGAAATTAGGGCGTATGAAGATAAATTTGGCGTACTTGATAGATTATTAGGTGTCTATGCGAAAAAAACAAAGGATATTCGTACAAAACAAACGTTTGACGAATTATTTAGGCAGAAAAAGGAAACTGATGTTGCAATGTTAAGAAATGCAATGCAACTCAAAATGTATGAAACTGAAAAAGAAGCTCTTTTATCCACAATAGCAGATCCGAA